GCATCAAACTCCAACCCGGTCAAATTGACGGGGAATAAGTCCCGGAAAAATACCTTGACGTTGACATTGCGGGCGCTGGTCAGGATAAGCAGAGTTGCATCGGACGCCGTAGCGGGTTGCCCGTCTACTGGATCAAGATTCAACTCCTTGATACGAGACAAGGCCTGCATCCAATTGTAGACTTCAAGCCAGTCTGCGACGTTCTCATCTACGATGAATTTGAGAACCAAATCCTCGTATTCAATGCTGTCGCCAGGAATAGGAATGGTTATGGACATTGGGGTTTGATAGTCGATGCTACCGAACGTGACACCCGGAACATTTGCACCCTGACCAAAGAACGTGATGTTCGGCAATCTCTTGATAGAGAAAGCGAACCCCGTTATTTGCAGAGGATTTGTGTTGGTAGGTTGTCCTGATACTTGACCCATGCGTGGTCTCCTCGACTATATTTAGTCAACAAAAAACCCCCTGACGAACAGGGGGTTTTGTAGTTTCGGAGCTAGGACACTCGTCACTAGGATTACAGGAGGTTGCGTACATCCACGATGCGGTAGTACTGATTGACTCGGGCTTCGAGATCAGTTGACTCCTCAACAAACGGGTTGCTGACAAGACCGTATCGAGTCTTGAATCCAATCTTCGGCTGGAAGCTATTCTCACCAACCGCACGCACCATCTGTAGGGGAACGTATGGGGTGTAGAAGATACCAGCGTCATAAGGACTCGCACCCTTGTAACCAGCACAGAAGAACTCTCGCTGATTTGCAGATGCTTGGAAGTACGGGTCGATGTAGACTCGCGTGCGACCATTCAGAACACCTGCGAACGTGTTACCGGTGTCATCAACATTCAAGTTGGTTGACATCGCAGGAGCATGGTCAAGAATACCAGCCATCGAGAGAGCAGAAGCGACATCGCTTGAGCAGAGGACCCAATTGCCCTTGCCTCTACGAGTTTGCTTTGCGATCTGGTTGGCTTCGCGTTCCATTTGGAAGAGAAGTCCCTTGAACTTCTCGACGGACCAACGACCGTTGGAGTCAGTGTTCAGGTCAAACGTACCAGGAGTGCTGGTGTTTGACTGAGCGCCAAGTTTCGCAACAGTGTAGATGGTACGAACGACTTCGCGGTTGATCTCTGCCAGAATTTCACTGGAGAGAATATTAGCTAGTTCTGTCTCAGCGTCAAGACCGTGAACTGCTCGCAAGTCTTGCTGCAATTCAGTCGTGTACTCTGCCTTGAGGACGCGAGTCTTAGCTGTAACAGTTGTCTTTTCGATACTGAACGCCATCTCAGCGAAGTCGTCACCCGAACCGTCACCAAGAGCTTCACCATCAGCGAGGCTTAGACCACGACCGACGTTGAATGCACCATCAAACGGATCAGTAAACGTCAGCGGAACCTGTGGTCCCGGACCCTGATCGCCAGAATGGAAGGTATCAGCTTCGTCAAGACCGAGGGCTTCTGTACCCGTCTGGTCGTTGTAGTGCGAACGCATCGCAAAGATAAGTCCGGTTGGACCTGTCATTGGCTGCACACCCGCGATATCGAAGGCGATAAGGTTGGGCATTGCTCGACGAACGAGGCTAATCAGGATCGGATCCCAGTTGTTTACTTCACCACTACCTGCGTTGTTCGTAGGTGCGGCTTCTGCCAGGTACTTTTCCTGGTTTTCGAGAAGAACCGTAGTCACCTGTCGGCGGTAGGGATCATCAATACGCGGTAGGTCCGCGTGTTCAACGATCGGCTGCCACTTGAGGCGAAGCTCCTCTGTCATGATTTGTCCATTAAGATCCATTGTGGATTTCTCCTTTGTGGTTGTCCTAGTCGCCTGCCATTGCAGGGTACTACAGATACTTATAAATCCTCGGCTTTCGGCTCCCCTTGGATTAGCCGTTCAACTGTGCTTGTCTAAACTTGCTCGTTGGTGTCGGGTGTCCAGCGAGTCTTCCTAATACTTCGACGTTAGCTGCCATTGCGGACGGCAACTCTGGTACTGATGGCTCGTTGATCTCGTCAACTTCTTCTACAGTACTGGAGTTTACTCGATCGCCACCAAAGTAGGACTCTCTTAGAATCGAAACCTTGGACTTGAACTGCTCCTCGTCATCGAACTCCACACCCTCTGCGAGTGAGCGAAGTCGTTCGCGGTCAGTGTCGGCAAGACCGTCTGCAACTTCATCGAATGCTTCGCTGACCGTCTTGACGGTCAGTTCCTTGCGAAGCTGAACGTTAGAGTTGATCTGCTCTTTGAGCTGGGTTTCGAGATCGTCTACGCGATTCTGCGATTCGGTGTAAGCGTCAACGCGATCCTCAGGTAGCTCAATGTGATGCTCCTGGAACAGACCATGTAGACCCTTCATGAATGAATCAGTAATCTCAGCACGCAGACCGTTCTCAACGGCTAGCTTATTCTCACTGAGCCATTGTTCTACAACGTATCCAAGATAGTCGTCTACACGCTCAACGACTTCAGCTTGCTTCTGATCGAAGTTCGCTTGAATCTCAACAACCTTCTCATCGAGAAAACCGTTGTACTGTTCGGTCATTGCTACCGCATGTCGGTTCATGACTTCACGGAGAGCAGCACCAAAGACAGTCTTTGCCTTGGTCTTGAAGTCCTCAGTTAGATCCTCGCCGTTGAACAGAGCAGCCGTTGCCTCAGCAACGGTCTTGTCCATACCAACTGCTGAAGGATCAATGGGCTTCTCTTTCGCTGTTTGTGCAGCATCAAGAGCGCCACTGGAGGGCTTACCACCCGTACCAGGATCGCCACGCTGGCCAGCACGGCCGGCGTCTGAACCGGTGTCGTTATCGGCATCGGTTAGTTGATCTGCGGGACGACCAGGATTGCTCTGAGTTTGACTCTTTGCACCCTCACCGGCCATCTGTGCTTCAACAACTGCTGTGCCAGCAGGAACGCCGGGGTGAGACTTGTCAGTAATCTCGTTACCGATATCGCCACTCCAGACCGGGCTGGTTCGCTTGCGTTGTGCATCGTTTCGTGAAGAATCGTCGGTGCGAGTAAGCTGATCGTCGGCTTTACCTTCGTCCATATCCTCGTCGTCGTCTTCCTCTTCGTCGGCTTGTTCGTTGTATAGATGACGACCTAGTGGATTGCGTGACTCGCTCTGCTCGTCATCGTCTTCCTCTTCGTCCTCATGAGCCTCTTGAACGCGGCTCTTAGCTATAGCATCGGGACCTTCGGAACCGAGCTTCACATCCTTGGAGGGACCACCAGCAGCAGGAGCGGTACGCCCCTTCTGTGTCTTTGGACGTCCATCATCACCAGGCTGAATGGACTCTTCCATCTCATCCTCATCCTCGTCCTCGTCGTGATCGAGAGCTTCAAGAGTTGCAGCAGCAGCGGCCTGAGCGGCTACCTTTGCAGCATCTTCTGCTACTTGACGACGTGTTCTTGAACCATTGCGTGCCATATTTTTACTCTCCCGGAAATCTTGATAATCACTGAAGGATCACCAATTATTTATGGATTCGGTGTTTTACAGGCCACCTAGGAGTTCTTCGAAGCATTTCATCATCTTAGACTCAAGCTGACACTTACTGGCAGCACGAATTTCAGCTTTGTATGCTTCAATCTCCCGAACCTTCCACAGACCATTTTCGTAGATCCACTCTTTGTCTTCCATGATGCCTCTCACGAACGCATCTGGCGCTGATGGATCAGCTACGATATCAGCAGCGGTGGCTAGGTGGAAATCGTCACGAACGACGTTCACACCTCCGCGTGTTTGTTGCAGACTACCCAAACCGCGATACGAAACTCCCAGTTGGGCGCCTTCTCTAATGAGAGCCTTCACGATCTTCCCGAACGGCGTGTCCATGATCTTGGCACGACCCACGAAATTAGTCCCCTCTTTCTTGAGACTGGTAATCAGGTGGGAGACTCGTTCGAGATTGATGATCGGACCCTCAGGATGACCCAACTCGCCGAACGCACGCTTAGGAATTACAAACTCCTTGACGTACCGGTTGACTTCTG